CGTTCTCTTTTTCTAGTATTAAAATCAATGATTACGCACTCCTACTATCTGATTCTTTCCTTTCTCCGAGACCTATTTGTTCACGGAGTATTCGATTTTCACCTTTCAACTGGTTTATTTCAGCTTTAAGTTCTTCAACCAATTCTGAATTAGAAGATTCTTTTTTTTCCATATCTCCCTTTCCAGTCAGAAGCCACTCCGCTGAAACAAGCGGTTTAGCTATAAGTATTTTATTTAAAGTAGAATACTTTGGCTCTGCTCCATTCTTCACGCAATCTCTTAATGACGTTTGTGCTATTCCAATCATTTTGGCGAAAGCAGTAAGGCTCATACCACTATTTTCAATAATTCGACTAATTCTCTGATTAACAGAACCATCCATATATTACATAATTTAGAATAAATATAAATAACGGGTTAACTATAAAATATATGCGGTTTAACTTTTAAAATATAGGCAAACCGCTTATATTTGCAAACGTAATCAATCACGCAACACAACCAATTGCTTGATTAATTAGCACAATTAAAAACTAATTTTCAAAGATATTTATAATTATGGTAACACCAAAAGAAAAGCAAAAAAAAATTACTCCGGTCTCTGTAGTAAAGAAGACCGATGTTCAAGCCACTCTTCTATCTTTAAAGATTGGCGTTCCTACCTCTATCAAGAACCGTGAGATAAAAGCTTGCTCCCTAAGAAGTGCCAACCGCATCCTAAAAGCGAAGGGTTATTCTTTCATTCTTTCAGAAGCAGGTAGAATAGACGATGTAATAGTAACCCGTTTAAAATAATACAACCGATGAAAGAACTCAATTATTGGTATCTGCGTGAAGGGGATTTTCGTCCTGAGCACATTAGGGAATATAATGGCAGGAGATATCCGATACTCAAAAGTCAACTCAAGGAACTAAAAGAAGCCGGCAATCTATTCATGACAAAAGAAGAAGCCGCCATAGCTTCCGAGAAGGTTAGAGAGTTTCTCTGTTCGATAAATAATCCATGGTGTATTTAATCCATGAATAGGCAATTTCGTAGTCCTCTACAACCTCCAGTTCTACGCCTGCTTCTTTCATAGATTCGACATCAATACAATGATCATTTTCAACACACGAAATGGCATACTCTAAGAAATTCTTTCGGTCTGTAGGATGAGTAGAATTAGGGAAACCATTTAAAAATCTAGATAACAATTCTTTTTCATTCATAACGCTTATTTTTTTGATTTGAGACTTCAAAGTTAAGCAAATCCCGTGAAAAAGCGAGAGCGGCTGAATCGAATTAGCTCACGGGAGCCAATATAAACTTTAAAACAATTATCTATATGGCACTATCCGCATACGATATCAAAAGAATTGCCGCTGAAATAGTAGAGCAGCAAAAGAAAGAAATCACCTCACAAGTAAAGAAGGCGATAGACGCAGTAGTTAACGAAATGACAGATGAATGGATAACCACCAAAGAAGCCTGTGAAATGCTAAGAATCACGGAACGGCAGCTTTACACTCTTAAAGCAAAGGGTAAAATCCCGTATTCCAAGCCGAATGGACGTGTGCTTTTCAGGAGATCACAACTCGCTGCCTACAATGATAATAAAAGAATAAGATCATGAACAGACTTACCAAACAGACATTAGTATTCGTGCTCGGATTCATCCTGTTTTTTGGAGTATTAGGAATAGCTGGGAGTGCCGATCGAATAGAACAAATTGTATACACGATGCCTCAAGAAGCGTATGAAGAAATTTATCTGAAACTGGGTAACGAATGTACAGATTCGCAAATAGCCAAAGAATACATATCTAACAAGAGCTATTATGATTCAATTAAATGAAGACTCCTTAGCAATCTTATTTGCTGATATGGCAAAGAAGATGGCTGATTATCTGAAAGAAGTAAAAAACGATCCCGAATATGTCAGCCAAAATAAAGCCTATAGAATGTTCGGCAGAAACACTGTGGACCGTTGGAAAAGACTTCGTTTGATAACCCCTCGTATCACAAAAGGAAAGATGGAGTATAAAACATCGATACTCCGAAAACTGCAGGATATAAAGCAGGATTATTTTGAAGTGCCCACTTTGGAGCAAAAAAGAATAGCCAAAGGGAAATAGAAACATATCGCACAATGGTTAACCCCGGTTCGATTCCGGGGTGCGAACTTTATCGGGCAGCCAGCGGCCCTTACCATCGATTGGCCAACGTATCTAACAACGTAACAGTAGCGCTTGTCTTAAATAGAGATTAGGCGATAAAAACGAAGCGTGAAAAGCAGATCCGTAGACTTGTCCGGTGAGAGCAGCGTGGTAAAGTTAGTACTTACTCCTATGGGAGTTCTATATAATCCCCTCCCGTCAAATTCGGGTATACAAATACGTATTGTTACGTTGAGGGGAACCAAAGCCTGTGAAGGTGTCATGTCTAAATTTTCATATACAAAGCCCCATGGGTACGGGTTAGATACTCACATGGCTGGAACTAGTATATATTACCCCATTTTGTTTTGAATTCATCCCTCAAAGCGTTGAGGGAAATTGGGCAGTTAGTTTACATGGTAGAACGCATCCACATGGGTGAAAAACAGGTTCGATTCCTGTACCGTCCACAAATTTAAACAAAGATGAAACTTACCAATCTTTGAAGTTTTTTCAAGGATTGGCGTAAAAAGAACAATTATGAGTGAACAATGGATTGACGACGCGATAAAGAATGCAGTAGAAGTGCATATCTCAGAAATACGCCCAGGCGATACAATCTTGCATACATACGGAAAAGTTAGAACTGTATGTCGTAATAACATAAAGCATAATAGTTTTATGGGGATTAGCCTTTTTGGAGACAGTTACCGATTGGGGACCATACCAGTTAAAAAACTTCGACTTAGATAATTAAGAAAGGAATCAATCACATGACCGTCACATAGCGGTCACATAACTAATAGAGATAAGCATGAAAGAAGACAATAACTTTGAGAATTTGATGATATTGTATTTAATGTCAGTTATAGGCATATTTACCTCCTTGGCAATCTTGGTTCATTGTGGTATTTTAAAGTAGACAAATTGAATTTAAACAAATAAGGTATGGACAATCCTCACTCGATTGAACATTATAAATAATCAGAAAGTTTAAAAGAAAATCAGAGATAAACTTTTTGCTCACCTTATAAATGAGGTGAGCAGATAAATAAGAAATTTATGAATCTACAAGGACTTCCAATCGGAACAGAAATAACTATCCTCCATCATTTTCTCGTAGCCGAACCCGGTTTCTGGTCATGGGAAACTGAAGTAGTGACCGGAACGGTGTACAAACACTGCAACGAATCAATTACCCTTCTTCAATCAGGTACAAGACTGATCTCGTGCAATAATACTAAAGACGAAATAATCAATTAAAACAACAACCATGGAACTTGAAAATTACGAAAGCCTTCCAGTGGAAGCACAAAACTTACAAATCGTCCAAGTGGACGCAATAGAGAGAGCGAACATAGATTCCCAAGTATCAACTGCCAAACAATATCCACGTGATATAAGACGTAGCATTGATAATTCAATAGTAATCGCTACGATGAACCAAGAAACTGCCCAAGCTTGCGGATATGCTCTCCCTCGTGGAGGAAAGTTAATTACCGGTCCATCCGTCCACCTCGCTAAAATAATCGTATCAAATTGGGGAAACATAAGGACCGAAGCAAAAGTGGTGCAGACTACTGATAAGCAAGTAATCAGCCGCGGTACATGTTGGGACTTAGAAACGAATGTAGCATCCGCCTTCGAAGTTCGCAGAAGCATTGTGGACAGCAAAGGAAAACGATTCTCTGAAGATATGATAACAGTCACAGGAAATGCAGCCAACTCCATAGCGTACCGCAATTCCGTTTTCTCCGTCATACCACAAGCAATTACCAACAGAGTATACGAAGCAGCTCAAAAACTGATAACCGGAGACTTGTCAGATGCAGATAAATTGCTAAAAAAGAGAACAGCCATCGTCAACAGTTTCAAGAATGATTATGCTATCTCCGAAGAAGAAGTGGTGAAACTATGCGGAAAGCAAACGGTCAATCAAATAAATGCAAGCGCAATATCAACATTGATAGGGATACTTCAATCTCTAAAGGATGGAGATACTTCTGTAGAGAATTTGATGAAGCCTATTCGCGGAATCAAAGAAGAACTCTCCAATAAAAAAGAAAAGATGAAGAATAAAGAAGCCACCAAATTATTATGAACCAATACTCATCCTACAACAGCGACCAATTAGAAGATCTTTTTTCTAATTATCTCATAGACTCATGGAGCTACAGCAAAGTAGCTTCATTTTCCCGGAACGAAAAAGAATTTGAGAAAAACGAAATATACAGAGAGCGTTCTAAACGGTCATCCAGTTCTATAGCCGGAAACGCATACCACACGGCAATGGAGATGTTTTTCAAGAACCTATCAGATGGAGTTGTTACCTCTATTGTAGATATGGAACAAATCGCATTCGCCTACATAGAAGAGATACCCGCCAATGCCTGGAAGATTCAAAAAACAACTCCTACTATCGAAGAATGTAAGATCAAAGCCATCAAGTCCGCTTCCGGCTTAATCAGGAACTTCTATTGTGAGCAATCCATATACACCTCCGACATAGGCGAAATATTAGGAGTAGAATTAAGATGTGATGAATGGTTGGTCATCAATGGAGTAGACATTCCTCTCCCATGCCATGCCAACATTGACCTTGTCTTTCGTTTGAAAGATGGAAAGATAGTAATCATAGACCACAAAACGAAATCCAAATATACGGATGATGACGAATTGGCCTTCGTATGTGGAAAACAAGCCATCACCTATATCAAATGCTTCGAATCAAAAACTGGCCTAAAAGTGGATGAAGTCTGGTTCGTGGAAAACAAAGACTCCAAGAACAAAGACGGCTCGCCACAGCTGAAGAAATTCAAGATCATTTTGACAGAAGACACCCGTAAGCTATACGAAGCCATCCTATACGAACCTCTCAAAAGAATGATCGAAGCCGTATCCGATCCGGACTACGTTTACATGATCAACGACAACGACAACTTCATCGACAAAGCCGAAATATACGCATTTTGGGCAAAAACAATGATAGCCGAAGTCGATGACTTCGAAATACCGGACAGTAAAAAAGCACTAATAGCAAGAAGGCAGAAAAAGATAAGAGACGCCTCCCTGTCTGCCATCAGCCCAAAAACAATCACATCTTTCAGAGAAAAAGCAGCCACTTTTATTACTTACGATTTATCCGATAAAAATATGACCAACTCAGAGAAAATAGAACATGTATTGCGCACATTCGGCATGTTAGTCCGGGTAGCACATGAAATCAGCGGGTATTCATCCAATACCTACCTTCTTGAAATATCAGCCGGAGTCAAGATAGCCAACGTTATGAAGTATGGTCTAGACATGGCAAATGCACTAAATGTATCTTCCGTCCGTATAGGAAAAGACCTGATGGTCTACGAAGACAGATCCTACCTGTTCATTGAAACCCCGAAAAAGAGAACAGAAACACTATTTTGGGATCCCAAATATTTGGAAGGAGAAAAACTACCTATCGGTGTAGACAATTTCGGAAGAACCATCCATTGGGACCTCAATAACCATTCAACCCCACACGTTCTTATTTGCGGTGCCACCGGTAGCGGAAAGTCAGTATCAATCATTTCTACAGTCGAATACGCAAAACTAGCGGGAGTCAAAGACATCATAATCTTCGACCCTAAATACGAATTTTGCTCATACACCGGAGTTGGGATTCGCGTATTCAACGAAATAGAAGAGATAGAAGAACAAATGAGGCTACTTGTAGAGCAGATGCAGAACAGAGCGAAAAGCAGAAAAACATACCCAAAGAAATTAATTATTTTCGATGAGTTTGCCGATGCGGTTTCCGCATCTCGTTCAGGTGCTGCATTAAAAGTAAAGATCGGAGGCCAAGTGATTATGCAGAAATCATTGGAAGAAAACTTAAAGATACTCCTTCAAAAAGGGCGTTCACTTGGCTATCGTATCGTTGCGGCAACTCAACGTGCATCAGTGAATGTCATAACAGGTGACGCTAAGGTAAACTTTCCCGTACAGATATGCTTCCGGGTACCTAAAGAAATTGACTCAAAAGTAGTCATTGATGAAGCAGGGGCTGAAACGCTCTCAGGAATGGGTGACGGGTTAATAAAATCGCCTGAATATTTCAACGTAGTCAGATTCCAAGGATTCTATAAACAATAACCGGTATGAAGCTATCAGTACGCTCCCCATCCGTTAAGGCTATCAAAGAAGCACTATCAGATAAGATATCCTCTTTCCCCAAGAGCAAAAACGGTTACAACCAATCACGCCCATATCTGCGGGCACTCAATGAAATAGAAGATAATGAAATCACTTATAGAAAAAGTAGACATCCAAAACCTAAAAAAAAGAGCGGATGATTTACATAAATGGATCTACGACAATCCACTTGAGGATATACGAACATTTGAAGATAAAGCTAACCAGTTGGCTATCCTTTCAGTTAGAATTCACATTTATAACAAAAACAATACTTCCAAATAGCCGCTATTTGGAAGTATTTATTTATAGAACATGCGAAAAACTAAAGTCATTCATGTACATCTAATATTCGAGAAACGGAATTGCTATTTTAGTTCTATTACTGCAATCTTCCGGCATTTAACGGAAGAACAAATAGGAATGAAGAGAACTACACTTTCTCACAATACGGATGATACAATACTAACTAGTAGAGCCATTATACGGAAAAGCGAGTTACTTAAATAAATTTGAAAACATGCAGCAATGAAGCGAACAAGATTAAAACCTGTCAGCAAAAAACAAGCGAAAATAAATAGGGAAATAGCGAAAATAAAAAGATCACTATCTCCCTATTGTTGTATTTGTGGTACACATGCGGTAGATCCGGCACATCTCCTTCCGAAATCTATATTTCCACAATATTATACCGAACCATGGAACATAGTCCCTATGTGCCGAGAACATCACGATCTGTACGATGGAAACCGTGATTACCGAAGAAGCCGTACCGAATTAGTGGAAATAGTTCTTCAGCATGATGTTGAAGCTGCTAATCTTTACTTTGGCTTATGAGAGACCTAGAACATCAACTGCAAGTATCCTGCATTAAGTGGTTCCACACAAAGTTCCAGAACTGCTTAATCTATGCAATACCTAATGGAGGCCAACGAAATAAAATTGTAGCAGCAAAATTGAAAAGCGAAGGAGTAACATCCGGTGTCCCAGATCTACATATTCCGATATCCAATAGATTCTACCATGGTCTTTATATTGAGATGAAAGTAAAACCCAATACTCCTACGGAAAATCAGAAAAAAGTAATGAATAAACTGCGGCTAAATGGGTATAAATGTGAAGTGTGCTATTCTCTTGATGAATTTATGCGAGTTGTCAACGACTACATGCTTAACTTATAACATAGAATATGGCAAAGAAATCACCACCTCCGAAAATCATCTGGTATCCGGATTGCACTAAGTGCATAAATGGGATTCCCCACGATTCCTACAACTTTCTTTGTCCGATCTGCAAAACCTATGTACCTCAACCTAATTGTAATGTAAGAAAAGTAATGTGTATCTATTTTAAAGCGAAATGAACAGCTATCAATTAATTTCCAGGCTCCGCAAGGTTCGGGATGATACCTACCTCACTACAGCCGCCCAAGCTCTGTACCATGAGCTTGTAGCGATCTGTAACGAGATGAAATGGAAGGATGTATTCTTTGTTCGTAGTAATGTGCTTTGCGGCAACTTAGATATGTCTGATAATACCTTACGTAAATCGAGAAGCAGTTTAGCAGCTTCCGGTCTTGTTTTCTATGAGACAAGCAAAGATAAGCGTATAGGGTGTTATTACTCATTTGTAAAAAAGCTAAGTAACGACATCGTATCACCCGCAGAATCATCCGCAATATCATCCTCAGAATCATCCGCAAAAATTGAGGATGATAAAAAAGGAACATCCGCAATATCATCCGCAAAAATTGAGGATGATAAAAAAGGAACATCCGCAATATCATCCGCAAATTTTGAGGATGAAACGCAAATCCCACCTATTATAGATATTAAAACTATAAACAAAGAAGAGAGTCTCGCGCATACGCACGAGAGCACCCCACCCAAAAAGCCTAAAAGTTCTAAGAAGAAAGAAGGGGATGAAAAGCCTTTAATCTTTCCTTTTACATCAATAGCTTTTATGTCGGCATGGGAAACACTTCGGCAAAACCCTAAGTGGAAGAAGAAACTCAATTACGCTTTGCAGCTTTCGCTAGATAAACTTTCCAAATTTGAAGAAGAGTTTGCTATCCGGCAGATTGAAAGAGCAATTGAATCTAATTGGACCGGGGTTGTATTTACGGGAACTGAACGTGATTATCAAGAATGGTTAAAATTGAAACATGGAAACAATCAACAAAATCGGGGAACTGATTCCAAAGGTGGTCCTAAATCAGCCGGAATCAAATCAATCTCCTTCGGTTAGGTATCATATCAAAGGTGAGCCTATCAAATGGAAAGAAACCGAAACGGAACGATTCTGGAAAATTAAGCTCATAGAATCAATGCAAGAGGAAGAACCCTTCTTTGTGGTAGATGATAGAAACAAGGTCTTGTTATCGTCATTGTATAATTGGGTTTGGAATAAAGAAGGTTTGTTTGACCCCTGTAAGGGCTTATTATTTTGGGGTCCTATTGGTGTTGGTAAATCAGCTCTACTAAAAGGTCTCCAACGCTATTATGGCAAGATAAACCAGTACTGTTATGGATTTAGTAAAAACAATATCGGCTTTAAGTTAACAAGTGCTGCCGAAATAGCTCTTCTCTATGCAGAAAAAGGGATGAGCGGCATCGCCCAGTACACCGATAGGAATTGTATGTGTCATTTGGCTATTGACGAATTAGGACGGGAGCCATTAGACGCCAAGCACTACGGTACCGGAATAAGTGTAGTACAAGTAATCCTCCAACTTCGTTATGAAGTCAGAAGAGAGTTTATAACCCTTGCAACTACCAATCTCAATCCTGATACTGAATTTGAAGGAATATACGGTGACTACATAGCCGACCGAGTGAAAGAAATGTTTAATGTAATCGAATTGAAAGGATCTTCCCGCAGATGAGAATACTCCTAAACCTCCTCCTTCTCCTAGGAGTGAACATCTTATTTTACCTGGTGGTGTATGCGATAGCGGACCACTTGATGGATACAATTAATTAAACCTTGCAAGTTCTTGAAGAATTATCAAGGATTTGCGAATAACAATATAGAAAGGAATATTATGACACGAAAGGAATGCTTAGATAAGATTCAAGAAGCAGTTGACAATTTAGATACACTTCTTGCTGTAATAAAGTTACCATCTAAAACTACAATTAGGTGGGATTGTGAAGTATATGCAGATGAAGCGGACAAAATCACGAATGCACTCAATGCCCTACATACCAATTATGGGAACGAGACGAGAGAGGAATTTTGCGTAGGATTAGATAACGAATAATAATTAAAGAAATGAATATTAAGAAACAAAAGAACTTTGCCAATGGCACTGTTTACTGTCTCCAGTTGGAAGATGGTAAGTTAATTGAAACGACTGACACTTTTCTACCGTATTACACAAAGGATGCTATCGGTAGAAAACAGAATATGTTAGATAATGATAGGCTTGGTGATAGGTCTGAAAGATGGATGATAGGCGTGTCTGTTATGAGTGGTTGTCCGGTTGGTTGCAAGTTTTGTGCAACAGGCCAAATGAAAGGTTACCGCAATCTGACCGCAGATGAAATCGTAAATCAAGTTTGGTTTGCTGTTACAAAAGCTGGATTTAATCCCTTGCATTCAAAGGAGTTTAAGATAAACTATACTCGGATGGGAGAGCCATTCTTGAATATTGAAGCAGTAAAAGAAGCTATCGAGCGTATTTCGGAGATTTATCCTGATGCTCACCATTATGTTTCAACGATTGGAATTAAGCATAGTGATTTCTCTTGGATAAAAGATAATATCACGCTTCAAATTAGCTTGCATAGCTTGGATGAAGAGCACCGGAACTGGCTTATACCATATAAGAAGAAAATGACTATCCCAGAGCTTGGAATGATAGCAACTCGAAGCAATCTGAAAACCACATTGAACCTAACTTTGGTTGATGAAAAAGATTTTGATATAGAGAAGTTGAAAGAGAACTTTCCACCAAAAGACTTCTTTATAAAACTTAGCCCGATTAACCCAAACACGGTATCAGAAAAAAACAATCTCGGCAAAGGTGTTGTCGAGGGAGTCAATTTAGTATAAACCCTTTAAAATTTCATTATGACAGAAAAAATGAAACTTGAACTAGAGGCAGCAGGATATGAATATGCTGTTGCTGTTGCGACAAAAAGTGAAGTAGAAAATGGTGCTGCTTGCGGTCAGCTTTCTATTATCACAGAGTAATAAATTAGAGCCATCTTCTTTGTTAGTGGATGGCTCGTAACGAATATAGAAAGGAATGGTATGCAAGTCAGAACTCAACGCAATTTTAATAAGAAAACAGGTGAGGACCTATTCGGATTAAGTATCAAACTTGAAGTAGGTCACAGATATTGTAAATACCCAATCGGACACCAAGATTATAAGACGATCACCGAAGCGACCAAAGCCAAGAAGAAAGTTATGGAACAGCTTCGTAATGGTGCACATCTCGATTACGGTATAAATGGGACTGCCGGCATTAACAAAGCCGAGTATGTGAAAATAGTATATTAACGTAAAACAAATTAGATATGGATAAAATGAACTATGAGGTAGAAGAGGTGCATATAAGTACAATTCAAGCCGGAGACACTATTTTACATACAGACGGACTGATAAGAACAGTTGACAATGTGAATATCCGACACAGCTCCTTTATGGGCATTACTCTTTTTGGTGATTCTTATCACCTAGGAAATGCTCTTGTAAAACGTTTAAGAATAATAACCGTTAAATAAATTAGATATGAAACGAGTAGTACAATTACTAATAGAGCTTCCTGATGTAGAAGCAACTGAAGAGCAAATAGAAGAGTTTATAGAATTCGAAACTGGGTTCGGGTGCCAATTAAGTGCTGATAATCCTTTCAATGGTCTAACCTATGAAGTGGAAGAATGTTATATTGAAGATAGAGAGGTGATTAACTAATAATAGGAATAACCAGTTAGCAATGAACACTAACGGAGTATCACGTGAGATAGCAGAACGCTATACTGATAGCGAATTAAAAGAAGTGCTTAGGCTATTAAAATTGAAAGCTGATTTTTAAACTAAACCAATTAGGGAATAGATGCAATGGGATGAATAATTTGTAACATTCTAATAATAAATAACATGGAAACGAAAATAACATTTCAAGTAGTAAACGGGAATACTGGCTTTGAGGAAAGAGATATAGAGTTTCGCAAATTGGATATTGCGAAACAGTATGCCATTCGTAACGGGTTTACACACATACATGAATATCATGGTGGATATTTCAAAATGGCTTATGATGTAGAAATGATGGATAAATGCTCTGATCTTATTTATATCAGAGTAATGCAACACGATACAGAGGATAATATCCGTATCGGTGGAAGTTATCCAGTAGATGATCTATTTAAGGCTGAGCAGGAGATTATTCAGGCTTATGCAAAAGATACTGCCTGGTGTGGCGGTTTCAAAGTAGCTTGTGAGAAATATTACAAACGTATCGCTATTGTACGTGCGGACACGCTGGAGGTGATACGTTCCATTTACGAAAGAAAGGAGGTTTATAATGGCACGTTTTAATATTACTGGCGAACCATACCAACTAAATAAAGCAAAGGATCTTCTTTTAAAGAATGGTTTCCACACAAACAGAATATATGCCTACAATGATGGCAGCAAACGCTATCTGGCTGCTTACATTGATACAAAATCTTTATTCTTTGTATCATCCTCAAATGGCGAGCCAACCTATACCCTGGATGAGATTGAAGATAAAATAAAGAAAGGAGATTAATATGTGGGTAGCCAGAGATGAAGACGGGGATTTATATCTTTATAAAGAAAAGCCTGTTAAAAATGATAATTGGAAAAGTTGGCAATCGGAAAGTGATAACCATCATGATTACATTAAAATGCATCCTGTTTTACTTCCTGAAGTAAAATGGGAAGATGAAGAGCCGACAGAAGTTGAATTGGTAAAGAAGGAGGAATAACTATGCCAACAACATTAAGAGAAACCTATCCAACAGCCAAGAAAGAGCATATATGTGAATTTTGTGCTTGCAAGATACAGTTGGGACAAAAGTATGTCCGTCAGACAAATGTTTATGATGGGACTGTGTATGATTTCGTCACACATCAAGAATGTAAAGAAGTAGCTCATGAATTGAGAATGTACGATGATTGTGATGATAGTGGGCTAGATGGAGAATCTTTTCGTTCAGAATTGGATTCATACGTATATGCCAATCATTATGACGAACACACCGATGATGTTTATACTAGTTGGCAGGTTAATTACTATGAGATGGCGAAGAAAGTATTGAAAGAACTTAGGAAGGAACATCATGGCTACAATGGCAAGCGATGAACGGCAACTTAGAAATCTAATCAAGGAGGCTACAGGGATGAAAGTATATAAATCAACCTTTAATCCTTTAGTATTCAATGTCTATTACAGTATTGTCCAAGAGTATAAAGATGAATCAAGTCCTCATATAACTATTATACAAGGAAGTTGGCACGCTACTAATGGTGGAGAATACAAAATATCTATCTATACCCCGACAATGCTTTTTGGAACTAAACGAAAGATTAATATTCAATACGTAAGGGATATTGCGGTAAAGATTACTAATGCTTTAGATAGACGGTTTGGAAATGATACCTGGAATACTTGTAATGAAGAAAGCCGTGTTTGGCTTCCACTATCCCGAACCTCTTTCTATTTACAAATTCCAAATTTTAATTAATTCAGAATAAGATAATTCAAATCAAGAATATTCAATACAATTAAAGAAAGGAACATTTATGAAAAAAGAATATACGTGGTATCCTGATAATCAGGAACGGTTTAGTGAAGTTTTTGATTCTATCGAACAAGCAATTGAAAACGCACAAAAAAAGTTTGACTCAAAGGCTGATGAATACGACGAAGATGAAGAAAACTCATCTGTAATAATTATAGGGTTAGTTGAGAAATTTATCATCAAGTCGGCAGTAGAAAGTATAGTAGATGATATTCAAGACAACTTGGAATGTTCAATCAGCGATTTTGCGTTTGGTATGGATTGGGAATCAGAAGCTCAAATATTGGATAAACATAAAGCGGAGTTTAAAGAGAAAGCTGTCGATGCTTTATCCCCTTTGATTGAAAGGTACTTTCATTTCAGTCCAGAGATGAAAAGCATTCCTGTTTTGAAGTACAATTTAGAGGAAAAGAAATATTTATAACAGAATAAAAATGAGTGAAATAAAGTTTAGATATAAATTTGATTCAAACGCCTATGTTGTGGATGAATCATATTTTCTTAAAATAGAACGAATGGCAAAAATGAATGGTGAGAAAATAGAAAAACTTGCCGAAAAGAAATTCAGGAACTATCTCAATGATGGTATGAATCCTATTAAACTGGAATTTAGAATAAGAGGTGTTGAGGAGCTTGTAGGGCATAGCGTTATAACTGAATTGAATTATGGGGAAAGGGGGTATCCGATGTCTGTTCCAGAAAGGATAAAGTATGCAATCGTTGATGATATTGCAGGCTATGTAGAAGAGAGATTTAAGTATTACAAAGATGATTGTCAAATACTTTTTGACAAGATGTATAGAAAGCATGAAGAAAGAATTAAAAAGAAAATTCGATTTTGGAAATATCTTTTTGCCATTACCTTTTTCATGTTGCTAATCGAATGTATTTGTAGAATAGTTCAATAAAAAATAGAGATGAATGTACTAAGTTTATTCGATGGCATGTCCTGCGGTCAGATTGCTTTGAAGCAGCTTGGCATTATCCCGGAAGTGTACTACGCATCCGAGGTAGACAAGCACGCCATCAAGCAGACACAACTGAACTTCCCGAACACAATTCAGCTCGGAGATGTCACCCGGGTAGATGTATCTCAGTTGGAACCAATTGACTTGTTGATAGGTGGCAGCCCTTGTCAGTCATTCTCTTTTGCTGGGAAACGTGTCGGGATGTCCACTACTGACAAAGAGGAGATATACACCCTGAATCGCTACCTGGAATTAAAAGAGGAAGGCTTTCAATTCGAAGGAGAGTCTTATCTGTTTTGGGAGTATATGCGTATCCTAACCGATATTCGTAAATACAATCCTAATGTGCTGTTCTTGTTGGAAAACGTAGAAATGGGTAAGAAATGGGAAAGGGTATTAAGCGAGGCTATCGGTGTATATGGTGTGCATATCAATTCCGCCTTGGTATCAGCACAGAATCGGAGGCGCATATATTGGACAAATATCCGGACGAGGAGAAATGGACTGTTTGGTGAGCTGCATTCGGACATACCGCAGCCGGAAGATAAGGGAATTTTCCTCAGGGATATATTAGAAGACAAGGTCGATGAAAAATATTATGTTACCTCTAAATGCTTGGAATATATAGCTAAAGAATTTAGATTAAAGAAAGGCTATACACAAATTGATTCAGAAGATAAAGCTCTCCCATTAATGGCTAGAGGCTATACTAATTGGACAGGGGATTATATTTGTGTTGCTATGCGTGGACGTGAGGACGGTTTACAGCACCTCGAACCACAGACCACAGGCAAAACCAACTGCCTAACAAGTGTTCAAAAAGATAATTTGATTATCCAACGCTCGCGTGGTAATAACAAAGGAGGTCTGTTTGAAGGGAAAACGCCTACATTATCCGCTTGTGCCTGGGAGCAGAATAACTTACTATGTGAACGTCAAAGAAGGAACTACAAATCGCAAGATGAAAAAGCTAACGCCTTTCTTTCTACATCACATAAGGGGTCTCAAGCAAACGGAATGACGTTAGTGAAGAGTAGCCAGCAGGTAAATACCGACCGCATCCGCAGATTGACACCAGTTGAATGCGCCCGCCTTCAGACTATTCCTTCCTGGTACCGTTGGAAATGTTCAGATACGCAGATTTACAAAATGCTTGGTAACGGATGGACAGTAGACGTGATAGTGCACATATTGTCTTCTATGAAAGAGAAACTTAATATTAACGTAGCCTGAAAAGGCTCAAACAAAGATAGAAACGAATTAAATAGCCTTGGACGGGCTTTGTAAAATCCATGATAATATGAAAAAATATATCGGCACAAAAGAAATCAACGCTATTCCGATGAACCGTCAAGAGTACAACGACTTTAGAGGATGGAAACTTCCTGATGATGAAGATGGAACCGACGAAGGTTATCTCGTAGAATATGTAGACGGAGGTAAGGCAAATACACCTCAATACGCAGGCTATGTTAGTTGGTCTCCCAAGGCTGTTTTTGAAAGAGCTTACAAGTCAATTGAAACTCCACTTGATAGAATGTATATTGAGTATAACGAATTGCTGGATAAACTCAATAAATTGACTGTTTTCTTGGGGCGTGAAGACAAAGAAAAGATTGCCGGAGGGTTTCAGTGCGAATTAATGGAATTGCAGCGTGCCCACATGAAAGGATATCTACTTGTTTTAAGGTCACGCATTGAGCTGATGAAGAAGTAATTATCATTTGCTCCCGTCGTTAATGTCGGGAGCAAATAACCCTCAAATCAAGATGAAAAAGAGCAATAAACATCCTAGAAAATGGATGAGACATAATCTTTCCGTTTTTCTCACAAATGGGAGAAGTAGAAGCATACCCGTACAGTGCTTTCTGTACATTAAAGTAAAAAGGAATTCCGTTAAATGGTATTATGATTACATGGTACTTTCCAATTAACTAAAAATATGAATAAAGAGCAAGTTTGTAGTGAATGTAAGCTGTTTATCAATGAAGATTCATTTGGTAACGGATGGTGTGAATTTCATCAGAAGGGAACGTTCTGCGAAAACGGAGCCTGTGAAGATGGGGTAGAAATAAAAGTAGGAGAATCTTCTCCTGATACGGATAATGACAATAATAACCTTTTAAAATGATACGACCAAAGCATTACAATTATCACAACCGGTCCCAACCCACACAGCGAGAAAGGACTACATAAACCACTTCCGGCAAGAGAAGCTCGCCACAGTCACCCGTGAAAAGTGGGAACTAATATCTAGCCACACAGCTAGGCGTTCAGCGGCAACCAATATGTATCTAACCGGTCGGATGAAGACGCTGGAAATAATGAAGCTCACCGGACACCGGACAGAACAGAACTTCTTCCGGTATATTCGACTAACAGGTGACGATACTGCCCGATCCATTTCGGGAGATATGTTTTTTAGAAAATAATTAATATAATAATAATGGAAACCCAACTAACTATCAACGACCTACCACCAGACGTGGTAGGTCAGATGAAACAAGCTATCCGAAAAGACAGTGCAATACAAGCACTCCAAAAAAAGAGAAACAATGCCCTTCGCTCCAGTAACTATATTGAAGCATCCAGACTTTCAAAACTCATAGAAGATGTAGAGATACATACTATCAACCAGTATCTTTCTGAATACGAAGGACAAACAGAACGAATGGATAGTCTAATGACCGATATGTCTGAAGAAGACAGAGAGAAAATGAACATATACACCAACGCTATCATCTTCCTTTGCGATATTATCGAAACCCTTTCGATAGAGTCCGATGAGATTCTAAAGAAATACCATCCAGACTACAATCTAGAAATGTTCAACAAAATTTCACAAGTAGGAAAAGAAGCCAAATCCCATGTGAAATTCATGAGTGATAACACCGATATGATCTATCAAATATCTTTCGCAGACGAAGCGGATGATATTTCAGAACTTTTATTTAACAAAGTAAAATCATTTATACGCAAACTCCGTAAAAAGAGTGAAGTTGCATAAAAACGTAAAGCAATGAATAAAATAAAAATATTTCTTATTAATTTATTCTCGAAAAAGAATACCTACTACGCAGTTCTCTTATTTGATGGACAACAAGACTACATCTCAGGAACCCCCTACCCTTCTATGAAAGAAGCAAAGAAGTTCTGTGATAAAATAGAAAAGAACAATTACACAATGAAGGTAATAGGTATCATCAGTTTTAAAACAAAAGAAACTTTGATTCGAACAGAAAATAAGTTCGATAAAATCAGACGAGAATTAGGTGATTAATACATAGAATAATCTCCATTATAAAAAAAAGATATTTGCAATATGAAAATAAAGAATTTGCTCAGCGTTATCCGCTCCAATCAATCACGCAAAGGATTATTTGTTATCCTGCATTGTGATACAAACTTCGTCTCCCTATCAGATGGAGTTGTTAAAGAATTAGCCATTCAAAAAAAAGGCATCCCATTTATCTTCGTCTACAAAACAGAGCATGAATCAGAAACCGTATACGCTCTTAAACGTGTAAAATATGACTTTGCTGTACAAACACAAGTCGGATTAGTAACAAAGAACCAAAAAACAGGCTTTCATGTATTCGAAAACATGTGTCCTACCAATCAAGCTATTTTTTTCGATCTCGGACTCCCGCATGATCAAGACCAAAAATTCAGCCTTAAAAAAAGAATCATAAACGAATCAACAGAATATATACTACATTATGAATCAAATAGTAAGCAATATTAAACCGGATATTAAATTTATGCCCAATGGAGATATCCACCTTACATCAAAGGTGGTATCTCTCTTAGACATACAAGAAGGAGACTCCATACAGGTTGCCACCGACGATGAAGAAGTATATATGTACATTCATATGCGGAACGTAAAAGAGAAGAATGTATCAGGAATAGCAAGACGAGCTTCCAAATTACCCAACTATTTACGTGTCAGATGGACTTCTTTATGCAAAAAGATAATAAAGATGGATGGAAGGGCCAAATATGCAGCATACCGTGTGGGAGATCCATATGAAAAAGAAGGTCACAAAGTACTACCAATCATAACCAGAAAAAACTATGCAGCAGAAAGAGATTAAATACGCAGGAATTACTACTATCCCATCCGATTATGATTGTCCGGACGGTGATATTGCATCAATGATAAACTTAGTCAATGAAAATGGAAATTTAACACCTGTCACTCCACCCGAGATTCTGTTTGTTTTAGGCAATAATCAAAATGTATTATACATTCACAAAACGTCAGATTATTGCAACTATATTGTATATGATACACAAGCGGGAGAAAAGAGTGGAAAGATATGTTTCTTCACAGATGATGCAACTACATTAAAAAATATTACCTTAATCTCCAATAGGGAACTATATCAAATAAACTCAATAGGAAATATGTTAGTGATACTCACTAATGAAGGTTTAATGTATGCCTTATACAAATCGGGTAGCTATGTTATTATGGGAAATAATCCCGAGTTTCCTTCTATTTCTTTCAGGTTACAGGGGAACAGAAAAAGTTCAGGTAGCCTAACTTCCAGCTTTACTGCAGGGGGGGTATATTCCGGGGTTAATTATTACAATCTCACTAATGAAGCGGTTCAAGCTACTCAAAATGCTATTTTCGCATATATAAATTCAGATTCTGCAAACACTAAGAATCTAAATAACTTCCAAAATCCATTCATGATAAGATATGCTTATCGGTTATATGATGGGAGTCTACTCTTATTATCTACCCCTGTTAAAATGACCCCGAGCATATCTTCAGCTTATCTAACGAGAGTTACAGGGTTCAACACCTTTAATGAGCAAATCAATGGAATAAACATGGTTATCTTATCTTTGTATTCTTCCTTGTATTACGAAATTATAAATTTCGATCAAATAAAAGAATCATTAGCTAATTGGACAGACCTCGTAAAGAGCATTGATATTTTTATAACTCCAGCTTTAACAGGAATAGATCAAAATAACAGTTGTCATTACATTGCACTATATGATGCTTTTATACCACCAAATTTTGAATCAGCCAGTGTAAAAGCAAATATATCTATTGGTGAAAAAGATTCATCTGGTAATTTGATATATAGAGCATATGATATGTCAGAAATATGGGGAGATAACATTTCAAAAGAAAGATTTGTCAGTATGAAAATCAAAGATTTCTCACCGGTTAGTGGTCCATTACCTTTCTACTTACTAAGCTCTATTAATATAAAAAATATAGCCAAAGGAGAAAATCGTCTTCCTATTGAAAGTGGAGTACTTAATGGACTTGAAGGGAGAGAGGTCATGAAAGGAGACAGTCAACAAAGCGGTAGATTAGTAGCCAAACATGCATTCACGTATAACTCAAGATTAAACCTAGCCAATATAACAGTAATCCCACCCAGTATGCCACTGGAATCATGTGTTCAATATCTTAATGGAGAATATGACAGCACAACCAAAAAAGGAGTCAAAAAGCTATATAAGTACAAAGCTTATATCTTTATTGAATCTGAAAAACAGGATGTCATGATTGACACTATTAGCAATATAGAATTGAATATTAATAACCCCTTCTTCTTTTACCCCAATACCAAAGCTTTCCAACTTGTTATTGAAAGAGAAGATAGCAAAGGAGTAAAAGCATATTCCAATTCAAAACTTACTGAACATAAATCTCTCAATGGAGCATATACTGACTCAATAAATGATTTCGTTTCGAATTTTGATACTAGTATTCTTGTAAACACAGGACGTGGAATACCCCATTACAATGAAATACATACTTCTGAAGTAAACAACCCTTTTTCATTTCCAGCAACTGGAGTAAATGTTATTGGTTCTGGAGAAATACTAGGGATTCGATCCGCTACCAAAGCACTCTCTCAAGGACAATTCGGACAGTTCCCTCTCTATGCATTCACAGACGAAGGAGTATGGGCACTCGAAGTATCCAGCGAAGGAAAATACATTGCCAAACAACCGGCAACACGTGATGTATGCAATAATCCCGAATCTATTACTCAGATAGACACAGCCGTTCTGTTTACATCCGAACGAGGCATCATGCTCATACAAGGTTCAGAAAGCGTTTGTATATCCGAAATTCTAAATAAAAAATCATTCGACATTTCTACACTAAGGGGATACGAACAGCTAGCTCAGATGTCGGGTCTGACAAATGCCCATCTCACGCATAGTAACTTCATTGAATACATAAAAGAATGCGCTATGTCTTATGACTATGCTAATCAACGTATTATTGTATTCAACAAAAATCACCCTTATGCTTACGTGTTTTCACTGCGATCTAAGACGTGGGGAATGATTCCATCTAATTTCAACAACCCTATAAACTCATATCCCGATTCCTACATAATGACAAAAGACAACACACTTATCAATGTGTCCAATTCAGGAAATAAACATTCAAAAGCAGTAAAGGGAATCATCATCACCCGTCCATTAAAACTTGACTCACCCGATTTACTAAAGACCATTACCCAATCCATTCATCGGGGAGTATTCGAGAAAGGACATGTAAAATCAGTCCTATACGGTTCACGAGATTGCATTAACTTCGTACCGATAACCTCAAGCACCGACCATACGATACGCTCTATTCATGGCAGCCCTTACAAATACTTCCGATTCGCTATTATAACAGAGTTACTTCCGGGAGAAAGCCTATCAGGAACATCCATAATATTTGAAACTCGACAGACGAACAAGCTCAGATAAACCAATACGGGTAGTCAACGCTTTATTGACTACCCGTATCCCTTAGAAAGGATGCATTTTTATCCTAATAGGTTTTACTCTCATATTTAGAAACCTTTTTACCTTTGCTATTTCAGCCAACGCCTCACTTTCATAATATGCCACCTCATCCTTCTTTGTAACAGCAAACCATCCGGATAAGACTTTATTCACCAGATAGGCATGCATCGCATTTTTGACGGCTTCCACATTAAGTTTAGAGAAACTATCGGGAACACATATACAAACCAAATACTCTTCTGGAGAAACAAATGTGTTATCCGTATTAATATCTTCATCAGTCTCAATCTTGGTATATCCGGTCATATCATTCAATAATTCTCCCCAAGCCTTGTTAAGGCACATAGTCACCTTATCGACTTTACCGTCATCACAAATATCTATTACCAAACTGCTCTCTCTCTCATCCTCACTTTTCACAGTCTCTCCTACAGCGTATGCAACCAGTTCTATATTATATACTAGTTCCGACCTTATTAATTTTATTGTGATACACCGATCCATCACTCTGATACATTTGGAACAACTCTTGTAGGAATTATCCTTTTGTTTACGGATTCCCTAATAGATTGTATAGCGATAGCAGCCAAATCCGCATAGTTCTTCGCCTCATTTGGATTTGTTATCATAAACCAATCACATATCGCTGTATTAACTAAATACCTGTGACAAGCAGCGGCAATACTATCCAGCACAGCCTGATTAAAGTTACTTGGCATTTTCAATGTTAATTTGAAATCACCATCTTCCACCTCTTGGATGTCATTAGACTTATCCGTATTGCCAACTAGATAATTCGACATTTTTGTCTTTAGCTCCCTATAAGCATCGCCCAAAGAACGAAGTATTTGATTCTTGTGTTCTTCGTCATCTCCCATCTGCATATTTGCCACCTGCTCAAAATTATTACCATTGTCACGGCTAATACCTGTCAAGTGTGTTTTGTTTTGCACCTCATAAACCAGCTCTGTTTTAACCAAAGTAATAACCAACTCCTTCTTCGCCATATATATTTCTTTTTAAAATGAATATTTTCAAATAGACGGGACCACCCTCTTAGGCTTTTTCCGGTAATACAACTTACTTTTAGCTTCATTACCACAATTCACAGCCATCCCTGAATACATGTCTGCCTCCTCCTTATTAGTTATAGCAAACCATTTACTGACAATTGAATTAACAGCATAAGAAAAAAGAGAATCATTAATCGAATCAATCAGATTATTATCAAAGTTACTTGGCATTTCCAAATTAGCAGTCCAGACCTCACTAATATCCACAGTTTGTGCATTAGCCTGAGTGCTAACATTGGTTATAAATCTTTTTATTTCATCCGTAATAGCACCAACAGCTTCTCTCCAAAACCTTTCCAGCATTAATCTATCATCATCCGTAGTAAATACTCGGTCATAGGCTTTCCCGGTATCTTCAATAGTCTTAGCTCCAACATACCCAGTAAGTTTCGCTACTTCGTCATACACATAAGCTTTCTTTATATTTAGAACTACATCCATATTCATTACTTTAGTACGCAAATAAACCCATAAAAAGAAAGATATGCTTTCTATATATTAATCTATAATTCAAAAAGAATATCTGATATCATGATAAAAGAGTTTATAGAGGCAAAAAGGAGAAGATGAAGCAATAAGTGAGTTTATCGGAAAAAGTTTCTCTGTGTATGGTAGGTCTGTAACCTATATTAATCCGGATCTTCCGCGGTGGGATGTTACTGTGTTGGATGATTGGGAAAAAACTATTTATAATTGACAGAGGTAGCTTATTTGCTACCTCTGTTATATCTTCTCTTAAAAAAGAACATTATTTCACCACTTAGTGCATCCTTGAGTATTGCTTTTGTTATATTCCTCGCATCAAGAGTAATAAATCTCTGTTCATGTGTCTTGCTATTAATATATTTGACCGTTTTAATTTTTACTTTTCCCCAATTATGGGTAATAACATAGGCGTTCTTAAAATCGAATACATGTACTGCTTTTTGAGGAAGTTCATCTACTAATTTATCAAAAGTTGTAATTACATTACCTTTTTCATCAAGAATTTCATCTTCAGCGGTATCTAAAGGGAGATAATCTTTTCCCCATTCATTGCCTCGTTGTGAAAAGCTGGCATTGAAGTTTCTATATGATAACCAATTTATATTATTTGCTTTTGCCCAATCATTATCAAGTGAAAAAACACGTTGGGTAAGAGATATACCGAAACTGATCCTTGTTTCTGCTATTATGCAATCATCATCTTCACTAGGAGTTCTTAATTCTTTTAGATTAATTCCGCAAGAATCTGCTATTTTTTTTGCTCCTGCCTGGTAGCCCTTTTGAGTTATCATAATACCTTTAACATCAGTAAGGTCAGCCAATACACCGCGAAATGCATTTACTTTATCAACAGAGAGCTTACGGTTATAATTTTTGCATTCGATAGCTACTTTGTGCTGAACACCAGCTATTTTATATTCCCAGTATACATCTATTTGATGTTTTTGTCCTGACTTACCAATGAGCTTGACATTGTGTTCAACATTGGTTGTAATACCACGAGCATTGCTTAACTCCTGATATATTTCTTGTGTAAACTTCTCGTATTCGACATTTTGGTTCATAAAACTATACTTTACAGATTCTAAATTCGTTAAAACAAGCCTTTCTCATATTCTTCCCAAGACAACAACTTACGTGAATCTGCAGCAACTCCTATATTTTCCATTACTGTTTTTGCACGCTGTTTATCATCGTCAGTATAACAGACTATTATCCAACTAGAACTATCTGAAATAGAATCTCTAATTTTACAAATATATGGCATATCTATTTCATTAAGAGAATGTCCTAATACAACTACCTTTTCGATATATCTTAAAGAATCAAAAAAACTTAGGTTTTTGTCAATAATATCCTTCACTGGCTTTTGAAATTGATAAAAAAGAGCATGAGAGGCTGCTTCTGCGTCATAACTGGGAGTTCTATTGCTTTCTCCATTTTCATCTAGTTCAGATGTTTCACCTTCTGAAACTTCCATTCCATGTCCAAAAACAAGATTTTCCTCATTACCATCGCCAATATATCCATGTATATGAAAAACTTTTGGAATATTGTAGAATCTTTCAAGTGTAGGGGTATAGTTAAAAGATAAAAAGAGAGCATTTTTTTCAAAATGCATATTTCTTAGTTCTATCTCGGTTTCGGAAACATCTTTAATCCAATCGAAAAATAAACCTCTAATTTTATTCTGCCATTCGTACGCGTGAGTAATTAAGTCGCTCTTTAATCCATCATAACCACCCGACGGAGGGATGTCTTGTTCAAAGTACCATTCCGAAGTTTCATCGTTATCTTCATAAAACAATTTTGAATTAAAAGTCCCTAAAAAAGATTCAAAATCAGACCACAAACATTCGTTTTTTTTATCAATTTGAGGTTTTACTTCAAAATATGTTTCAAAAAATTCTTCTATATTAAAAAAAAGATAGGTAATGCTATTTTTTCTTTTTTTTACATAGTTATACCAGTCATCATAACCAGTGTTTATTTTATGATATTTATCTAAGCCATTTCCTATTATATATAAAATACCATTTTCCATAAATGTATCGTTTAAGTTATGCCACAAAGGTATGCTTTTAAATTTATGATTTGGAGAGATGTCACATCAAATTGCAAAATTAAAAGCCCCGACTACACTTAGTCGAGGCTCATTCCTTTTGGAGTAAATAGCGTATTGTCTCTCGCCCCTGAAATCTAGCAACTTTTCTATAGAGAGATGATACAACAGACATCCACGTCTGTACACAAATATAATAATTATAAATGAGATAACCAAAAGAAAAGCCCCGAATTTTGGAAACGGGGCAAATGAGTAAAAAACAGCTTATTGAGCTTCCGCCTTTATTGTGTAGCATTTAGTAACATAATCCAAGAAATAAGAAACCATCATTTTCTCGTTCTACTTGACTGTAATCAAGCTGATAGTCTTCATGGAACTCTATTTTACATTCTTGAGAACTCTCTCCTTGAGTGTAAACACCACATTGTGTATCTTTTACAAATTCTACCAAGACATCAGATGTCTGCTGTTCTGGATTGTATTCTACAATATATGTCTTCATCTTCTCTTAATTTATATTTACCTAATAATAACTTTAGATTTTTCTTTTTGTTCAAGTTGATTCATTACCGGATTTAAATCTGTCAAGAAACCGCAATTATCACATATCAAATTATTACGTTCATCTATATTAGGATTAAAAAGTAGACCCATTTTTTTCGCCTCTTCGCTAGAAATCTGAAAATATGCATTTACAGTATGCTGTTTACCACATTTCGAACAACGTATTTGTATCTCGGCACCTCTTACCTCTTTTTGTTCTTTCGGCTGAGGTAATGGTATTTTCATACCTTTACTGTCATTCATTGCCATCACTGCTGTTTTTGAAAGAAGAGTATCAGCCGTTCGGTAGATTTTATATATTGTAGAACTACCAAACAATAGCTTCAATACTATTTTTATACGATATACTATATCTGCTAAATTAGCGTCATCCTCGACTCGCTCAATTAAAATAATTTCTTTTAAATCCTCTATTTTAATAGAGCGTCCATGTGATCTCCATAATCCATGATTACATAATTTATCAGCTACTTCTTTTGCTCTAGCCCGTTTGTACTCATCGGTTACAATAGCACCAGAACTTTCTCTTTTAGTCCAATTTTTAAACTTATATTGAACTAACCAATTTGAAACCAAATCTTTTGCAAATTCTAAGGCATTTACAATTCCAGATAACTCTCCTGGTGTAATTTGAGCAATAATCTGTGCATCAACAGGATTCAAATATTTATTTCTTAAAGCTTCTTCTCTCTTTTGCTCTATCCATTCTTTATAATCATACGCTGATTGAATAGACCTTCCGATGCGAGTTTGTGCATCAATGGGACCAAGGCTTCCTGTCTCAGTCATGTATATATTATCACCAGATAAAACTAAAATAGTACCAGCACTTTTAGACTCACTCGCGATTACAAAATTTACTTCCTCAAATTTCTTATGCAAGAATCGTGCTATTTCTTCTGCCGCCTCTCCACTTCCACCAGGAGTTTCAATATAAACATCAATTCGGGATTCTGTACTTTCCCTCAATATATCTTGAATATTGTAAAAGTCATCTTGATCCATTGAAATATCTGGCACACCTTGTTTGGCTTTATTAAAATCAGAAGCATATATTAATAAGTATCTTCCAGTGTAACTATTGTATTCTTTAACAAGCCTTTCCAACTCCTGTTGTAATCCAGTAAAAGACAACCTTTTATCTAAATATTCATTTAAAATACCAGCCATAATTATGTGTTCTATAGTTGTTAGTTGGTACAAAAATAGCAAATAAATTACAAGAAAAAACTATTTTATAGAGAAAATTCACCACTGCCATAAATTGCAACTCACCCCAACACCTACATACCACCCATTCGGATAACCATAACCTGCCTGCAAGCCTACCCCCCATCTCTTTCGTTTAGCAGGAATTAGCACAGGAATCTTTATCTCCAGTGTCCGAGCATTCACCTTTATACTATCCAAACTTACATCATACCCCGATACCCATGCCCGGTATAGGCTATCTTCGTATATCTTCTGGGTAATAGGAATAACCACCTCTGCCGAATCAGGAACACAAGTATCTTGCTTCACTTCGCAAGTATCTTTCTTTACGGGCAATTTCACTGTCTCATACCTTTTTATAACACTATCCCGGGCGACTGGATAATAGAAAGGAATAGTTTCGACGTATTCGGTTGTATCCGGACGAAATACCACATCATGTTCCTGTTGGCGGTTCCATAGAAACAGAACCGCCACTACAAGCAATACAACTAATATCCAAGGAAGAGCTTTCATAGCAACTCCCACCCCTTTTCAATGTCGGCTATAACAGCCGGCACACCGTTTTCCACCCTTGAGATAGCGGCAGCGAAAGCGCACATGGTCGCCTCGTCGTCTACATCAGGAACATACGTACTTGGAACCTGCATCTCACTGCATACACGATTGACATACCCTGACGTGTTATTCTCCGTCTCCGGTGCCCACCTCTTGATAAAGTCTGCGATTGTCCGGCAGCCGTGCTTCTTGCGGTAATTCTGCAAGGTCCGGATTAGTGCCCGGTATCCCCACTTCATTTCCTTGAACTGGAAGAATGACTTATCTTCCTGAACCTCTTTCAATCCTACCCACTTGTCCTTTGTGATCCGGATATTGCCAGGATTACAATTTTTCAAACCTCTTGGTAAACTCATTTCTTTTCCTTTTCTTTTAAATTAATAATCACTTGGCGGCTGCCGATTGGAACATCCGCGAACATCACATTTCTTTATCTCGGCTTCTTTAAGTTTAAGTTCCAGCTCGTGCTTATCGTGTATGAGTTGGAGCTTCTCTGCTTGTTCCTGCCGGAGTTCAACGTAGATAGCATCAATCTTTGCGTCTCGTTGAGCGATGCGCTCTTCCAACCAGGCAACCTGTTTTCTCTCATTCTCGTTCTCTGCTGCATCTGCTGCCGCATCTTCTTTTCGAGCATTTGTTTTCCGGTTAACGTAGAAGTTAACTATCCATTTGATTGCTTCCAAGCCTCCTAAGGTACCTAATATTGTTATCCAGTCATTTAGTTCCATTGTTATTTCTTTAATTATGATTCAACCGAATACCCTTTAATTTTAAGTGTACCATCTGAAGTTACATATACTTCTCCTGTTTTTGCAGTACTATACCCCGGTAAAAAGCCCGGAGCAAATCTAGTTAGATGAAGGCTTTGAGAGCCTCCGACAATCGGGATATTTGTTTGAGCAAGGTCTACATTCAAACTAAACCCTTGATTGTTTTTTTTGTGATATATTCCATTTTCTGAAATTCCCCAAGTAACATCTGCAGAACTTCCTTTTTCAGAACAATACATCTTGGCATTTATAGATTTTCCTGTGATTGAAATATATGGATAGTACTCTGTGAATTCTGTCCCTTGTATCAAAAATTTGGGATAAGCAGAAGATGCATTTCCTTCAAACGATAATGAAAAGACCAACACGTCATTTATATTATACATTTCAAAAGAGCTATTTTCCGGATCGAGAACTATTCTTTTTCCACTTATTTGAGTTTCAACTTTCCCCCTGAATGCATACTTTTTCGTAAGCGGATCAAGTTCAAATACTATCTCATTATCCACAAGAGCAAATATACCAGTGCGTGTAGTACCATCTGCTGCCGTGAGACAATCCTTCCCTTGCGCTATTCCGGTCAGTTTTCCGTCAGCAGATTTTGTGCCCGAAAACATCTTGGGAGTAACAATATACTCTTCACCCAATTCCGTTGCATAACCGTTCCACTTTTCAATCCACGGCAAAAGATTTGCGTCCTGACCATCCTTACCCGGCTCCCCTTTTACTCGTATAGGATCACCCCATTCACCTGAATCCGCACTTTCCGATACTTTTTGAGAAATCCAAATAACGGATTCAGTTGAATCCGTATGCCAGCCGTTTGTCGTACCATCTCCGACTGGTATTTCCGGTTCTTCTTCGCTGTCATGATAGGTTATATACACCCTCATTCCATCCTTACCCGGTTCACCGTCGGCACCGGGTGTGCCATCAATTCCATTTGTTCCATCCGTCCCGTCATTACCATCTGCTACCATTAATTCCCATGCCAATCCATTATAAATATAAACCCGACCGTTATCCGTATCACGATACACCCAATTTTTTTGAGGATTGGAAGGAGGAGTAGAAGAGTCTCCCTTCCAAACAATATCAAGACCATCCTTACCATCTTCACCGTTAACTCCGTCCAGACCGTTCTTACCATCCGAACCGTCAACAGTCATAACATACCAAGAATTATCCTGATAAACATAGCACTTCTTATCTGTTGTATTACGATAATACCAACCGTTTTGGGGGTTGGAAGGATGAGAGGAATATTCTCCTTTATACACCAAGCTAGCTCCATCCTTGCCATTTATACCGTCCGCTCCGTCTATGCCATTGTATCCATCCTTTCCGTCTTGTCCATTTTTACCGTCGGCACCGTCTTTTCCCGGTTCACCTTTCAGATTTTCTTTACTCTCATTATCAAGGTTATTCCATGTTAAGGTTACACCTGAACCGAGAGTTACTTTGTTTGTGGAAGGACTATACACAATGTTTCCCTTTCCAAGATTGACTGAACCATCAGGAGACAACTCATAAATGACAGCACCTTTATCATCCACCGCTTTTACCATACCGTTGACACTGTAGAACCCTTTCAATCCATTGCCACCCGGTATATCACCACCCATACGAACCTTAACCTTTCCTTCCCAATTCTTACTGTCAAGATCGAACATCACGTCAATGGCTGGTTGTCCTGTTTCGTCGGCATGCATATAGATGGCAGACTGGCGAGCTTTATTCTGTGAATTACCGAACTGGACCAGTTCATCACCTGCAGCGGGAACATTGAGAACATTACCGGATTCATCTTTATCAAATTCCGATAAAGGCACGTGTAAGGTTTTTGTCTCTACATCAACCGATGATACTTCGACATGATAAAGTTTTGTCTTATCTCCTACGAATGTCTGACAGCGCACGAAATCATGCGCAACAATGCTCACATCTTCATCCTCCAACTCGATAAGGTATTCTGTACCATCATCAGAGATTCCGACTGATTTTACTTTCCCGTGTCCCTGCGTGATGGCCTGCGCACCAATTATCGCCCGAACCTTGCTTATCAGCATTTCAAAAACAATCATAGTTTCACGAACCACGATCGTATCAATCTCCAGTTTCCATTTACCAGTCATGTACTCCCAGAGTTTCCAACCATGTCCTGCAAAGCCGGACATGAAATCTTCCACATACTCTTTTACTCCATTCGCTAATTTTTGTCCTGTCTCTTTCACCGAACAGAGAAAGCCGTAAAATTTACCGTTACTTAATATTGCCATATTTATGGTATCACAACAATGAATAATACTTATCAAATAATTCTCTTAACTTTAAAGATTCGGATTTGGTTAATGCGACACTTCCACAGCAGGCGAATTTTACAGAGATACCCGGATTTGATGTAAATTCAGAGCCATTATTCATAAACAAGATACCTGGGCCATTAATAACCTCCGCTGTTTTAGGATCATACGTTCCTTCAAACGAACCTTTTGAATTGTCATAGTACCATTTTTTGTCACCTGACAACGATAAAACGGTAGCACCTGATTCAACCGTATTGTCTGGGGTTGCAGACAGTTGATTTGAAGAGATAAGCCTTAGAATATTACCGCTATCTAAGTTAGGCTGTATAGCTACTTCCCACACAGAAGTTTTATATCCACATGTCCATCTACCTAGTTCATAATCCTTGCCACATTGTGCGATGAATGAATCTGAAATAGGTAAAACCGTATTCATTGTCAGAAAATAGTTTCTTGTCGAATCTGTACTCTTTATTCCATCTGCGTTAATTGTAAAGTTTGCGCTATTAGAAGATGGTATTACAAGTGTTTGTGCTGTGTTTACAATATTAAATTTTACTTGTTGATAGGAACTCCCTGCCAAATAATACAATTCATCCATTTTATCAAGAATACCGTTATCCTTTAATTCATTGAGCATATTCAACAACTGCGAAGTGGAAGGTCGTCCGGAAGCAGTCAGATAAGCGTTATATACTTCAACCGCACTACCAGTTGCAGAAGATGAAGCCGTAACTGCTATTGATATTGTATTTGAGATCGATGTTTCAGATACAGATGTTGCTGTAATAGTTACATTTCCTTCCGCTTTCAAAGTAACAAGGCCTGAACTGTCAACCGTCGCAATAGCTTCATTACTACTCTGCCAAGTCACACTCTTATTTGTTGCATTAGCAGGTTGCACAGTGGCAGTCAACTGAATTGTCTCGCCTATTTTCCCACTGGTACTTCCAGTTACGGATAGTGAGGTTACGGGTATTTGTGTCTGACTGACAGAACAGTTGGCGGTAAAGCTATCAACTAACGAACTATTATACATCGATGTAGCAGTAATTGTTACCGTTCCACTCTTCTTCACTGTTATATAGCCGGATGAATTGACAGTGGCAATTGTATCATCACTACTCTTCCAAGTCACACCTTTTTGAGTGGTATTAGAAGGAGTATATGATACGGACAATTGCAAATAGTCCTGTATAGTTGACGCCTTACCAACAATGTTTATGCCAGATATTTCAATCACTTCCGGAATATCACCACCGGATATAATCGTTATCTTACCCAGATTTGTTGTAAATGACAGGTCTGTTACTTGTATTGCTCTTCCCATTATTGTATCTCCTTATAAAATTTATCGTAAATATGTTCCATTTCAACAGCGATATATCTTGCAATCATACTTCCTCCAACCTCATTAAAATGAACATCGTCTGAAAAATACTGTGCGAGAACACCGGAGGCGAACGCATGACGCACATCAATCACCGGAAGGCCATACCAGCGAGCAACACGTATTATCATATCGGAATAATTATCCAGTGTCTTGCCATTATGATTCAAGGTTATGCCTTCCCCGTTGTCACTAATGTATTGCGAAGGCGTCATGTGTGAATACGCTTCATTTTTATTATGCGGAATAGTACAGATTATAATAGGTTTACTGGGATATTTCTCTATAAGTCCAGAATACAGAAAATGAAGAGCACCGCAAAAAGTATAACGTGTCCTGTCGGAAAACGTGCCAAAAGGTTCAGACCATGCCTGATTCCAATCGTTTGTACCACCCATGACCAAAACAGCATCGCAAACATTATCCATACTTGGATAGCGGACACAAAAACAGTCCGTGTTTGATTCAGCCGCAGATGCGATTCGCGTACCTGTTACACCGTAATTGTTCAGTGTGCATTGGAGCAATTTTGCTAATGGAGTGGTATACTTCCCAAACTGGGTATTACTGTCACCCAATACATTGATTGTTTTTCCTTTCCACTTAGAGCCAATATTTATCTGCAATAATGACTTAAAGTGAGTGCTCAATTCAGCTGCATCAAACCCGTTAGAGTCATATCTGAAGGCTATATTACCGTTTGAATCGCAAACAAAAAAACCTTTCTCGGTAGTAGATGCGACTCCGCCGCCGGACATATTATCGACTTTCAACTTATATTCATTATCAAAATCGTTAGTCGACAGTCCTTTTCCTGCTTCGCTATTTACCTTTTTATTTAGTTCTTCGGTTATGACCTTATTTTGTACCGGATTGGTAGAAGTAGTACTAAGTGAAGAATCAATGTCTATCGTTGCACCACTTCCAGAATTAGCATCCTCTACAAGTTCGTTTACTTTGTCCTTTATTGTGTTCAAGTCTTGTGCTTTCAGCACTTCGCCCGATTGAAATTCTTTCGTTAACTTATTCATAATCACACTAATTTATTTACATCTAATAGACCTGTATCTAGTACCATTTCTAAATTCACTGGGGGAGTAACTCCGCCAGTGATTGACGACACCGATATAAATACCCATTTACCTAATACCTGATGATAAACAGGCATGAGCATATTATCAAAATCCGTCAGAGAACTAAGTACAGGTGGAACGGCTTCCCAATTCTCGCCTTTTACAAATAAAGAACCTAATACAGCACTGTCAGCGTCATCATCTACATTGTCAAGCTCTCCTAATGTACTGGCACTACCGGGTGCTCGGATAGACAGTTCTTCGATGAATACATCTTCGTTCTCTTCTACAATACCTTCTTCGAACTCTTCTGATAATAAAGACATCAGCATAGGCTCTACAACTTCCGTTTTGCGAACGACCAAGCCATTATTAGCTTCAAATAACCCTTTAGATGTAGCACCTTTCTCCAGCGTTAAATGACCGGAAGCTGTGTCATCGTTGAGTCTGCTTATAAAACGTCTGTTTCCCGGGCTGTTTTTATCTAAATCGTATGCTACGTCTGCATATTTTGCATTTTCTATTTTACCAGGGACAACTACCCCCTCACCACTTTCAATAATATCTTCCAACTGGTGTTTATGCTTTGAAAGTGCATAAACATCATCATGATTATGCACTTTCAAAGCATAAGGAGGATTCTTTATATTGAGAGTCTCTGCTACAATTTTCTTAAAATCAGCAGTATTTCCCTTGGTATCCCCCCCGATAGTCAGATTCTTTTCAATTGTCAAATTCCCTTCAACAATTTGATTCTTGTCTGACGAAATATCACTTCCAAAATCTCCCCAAACCCTACGCTCATCGTTCCAATATACAACTTCACCTCCTATCACAACATAGTCTCCTGGACATCCTCCATAAGGGTATGAATCCCATACTTTTACTAAGGAATCAAATATCCCGAGATTATGCATATCTTTCATTTCAAGAAGTCTTTAGCGATTGAAAACAATAACTCTCCCTGATCCTTTTCCTTATATGTCATACATACAAGGCCGGCAGTATAATAAATAATAGGGGTATATATATTGGCGCAAATATCTATAGAATCATCCTTTATAAAGGGATAAGGCAGATATTTCGCCACTTTTACAGTGACAGATTCACCTCCAACACATGAATAAAATTCCATTACTTTACCCGTAGGATAAGTCGTTATTGCACAAACTGGTTTATCTATACCTCCTCTAATTCCTGCAAACTTTGATTTTTGTAAAAAATATAATGGATCAGTATCTTCAATTGGAGTTATAACAGGCCTTCTCCAGTCGCTCATTTGAAAAATAATTAATCGCATATAATCATCGGGGAGAAAAGTATAGCCCATTCCTTTTCCTTTTGCCCCACTCTCCCAATTAATCATAGAAGCAAAGTCCACGCCACCATCCAATAATCTCGAAGGAGCAGCTTCTGTTACACTTCTTACCGCATCCAGTATTTTCTGTTCGATAATAGCGTCCATAGAAATAGGCTGAATTCAACTTGCAAATGCAACAGAATTCTGATTAATAATTTGTTTAAATTTTTCGTTTGGCGTGAGGTATCCAAGTCTTTTACGAGGTCGA